AGCTGCTATTGTTGATGCAACACCTACTGGAACAGGAACAAGCTCTGCACTGACGCCTTCTGCCATTGTGTTTATGACACAAGGTCTTCCTGTAGGTGGCTCAACAACAACGACGCCTTATGAGAAAATGCGCCTGTCGAGTGTTGGTAATTTAGGTATAGGAACAACCACGCCTGGAACACTTCTTACTGTCGCCGGTCCTATATCAGTCAATAAGCCAAGCACAATAAACGCCTCAACATATACTGTCGCCTCGACTGATGCGTCTCTTATTTTTACGACGACAGGATGCACGGTGACAATGCCTGCCGCTTCTTCCTATCCAGGAAGAGTTCTTAATGTTAAAAACATTTCTGCTATTACTGTTAACAGTGCGTCTTCAAATATTGTCCCATTGTCGACGGCAACAGCTGGCACAGCAATATTGTCTGCTAGTGCCGGAAAGTGGGCGATGTTACAGTCTGATGGAACAAACTGGGTAATAATGGCGTCTAACTAAGGATGAGTAATGTCGACCTCGAACGCATACACGTTCAATCCTTCGCTCGGCGAACTCACCATTTACGCCTACCAGCTGATTGGTGTTCGCCCTACGGCATTGTTGCAGGAACATATAGATGTTGCTCGTGTCGCAACGAACATGATGTTCACGCGATGGAGCAATCAGGGCGTTAATCTTTGGCAAGTGACATCGACAACTCAAGCCTTAACTCAGGGAACTGCAACGTATTCTGTATCTGCAAATACGGTTGTAATTCTTGATGCATATGTCACTGTTACAAATGGATCGGTTAATACTGACAGAATAATTTTACCGATAAGCAGGACTGAGTATTTGTCTTTCCCCAACAAAGCACAGCAAGGTTTCCCTACGACTTATTGGTTTAATCGTCTTCTTTCTCCTACAATTACTCTTTGGCCTGTCCCAGATGGAAACGAAGCATCTTTAACATATTACAGTGTATTGCGTCTGCAGGATGCTAACATGAACGGCACCGAGCAGGTGGACATACCGCCTATTTGGTTAGAGGCAATGGCATATGGGTTGGCAGAGCGTCTGGCTCAGATTTGGGCACCAGATAAATTGACGTTTTTGAAACCGATGGCTGACGAGGCTTATTCAATAGCTGCAGCTCAGAACATAGAAACGGCGCAACAATATATTTCGCCACAAATTAGTGGGTATTTCAGGTAATGGCTTATGTTTATTGCCATTTTAAGGAAGATGATATGGAGCCATTCTATGTTGGAATTGGCCGAACAAAAAAACGCGCTTTTGATATGAGGGGCCGCTCTTCTTGGCATAAAGAAAGAAGTTTAATTGTAAAAAATGGTCACAAAAAACGTAAAATAAATAAATTATTGTCCATGCAATATTGGGGGGCATAAATGGGTTATGCCTCAAAACTTGGTCGCGCAAGGATAAGCGCACGAAACCCTACAGCAGCTGGCGTATGTGACCGTTGTGGATTTGTTTATTCACACAACAAGCTTTCCTGGCAATTCGATTGGCGCGGAGCTGCCTTATTAAACACACGCATTCTTGTGTGCCAGAGCTGCTACGACACGCCACAACAGCAATTGCGTGCAATCGTTATTCCAGGCGACCCTACGCCAGTTCAAAATCCGCGCGTTCAGGATTACGTGACTGCGGAAACGAGCACAAGATATACATCCGGTCAAAACTCTATAGATCCAATTACAGGCATCCCGGTTATTGGCGGAAATGTTCGTGTTACATCGACACCAACTGGCGGTCTTCTGTTGTTAGAAGACGGTTCTGGCGCTATACTGTTAGAGGATGGCGTGAGTTATCTTGTCCAGGAAAATTCTGGTGCTACTGCAACGACAGACGATCGTGTCCTGCAGCAAACAGGCGAACCTCCTGGAGGATTAAATACGCAACCTGGCACGGATCCAAATGCTCCGGGTGACAATAATCCAGGCTTGCCGTATGATTATACGCAAGTTCCCAAGACAGGGCCGCTAAACTAATGTCAAACCAGCAGATACCAAATTTGCCGGCAGCCATTTCGCTCAATGGTTCTGAGCAACTTGAGGCCGTCCAGGGCGGCACGTCTGTTCGCGTTACTTCTGCGCAAATTGCTGGTCTTAACCCCGGGCCCACCGGACCTACCGGAAGTGTCGGAGCCACGGGCCCAACGGGCTGGACGGGCCCCACGGGCCCCACCGGAGCCACGGGAGCTCCATCAACAGTCACAGGCCCCACGGGAGCTACCGGCGCTACGGGTGCAGCATCTAATGTCACAGGGCCCACCGGACCAACCGGGGCTACCGGGGCCACGGGCGCTACCGGCTTATCAATTACGGGCCCCACAGGCCAGACGGGCCCTACCGGGGCCACTGGCGCGGCATCGACTGTTGCTGGACCTACGGGCCCCACTGGCGCGACCGGCCAAGGCGGCGGCGTCGGGCCTACAGGGCCTTCAGTTACCGGCCCAACGGGCCCTACGGGATCTACAGGCCCTTCAGTTACTGGACCCACAGGTTCTACGGGCCCCGCTTCTAATGTTACGGGACCCACGGGATGGACTGGCCCCACCGGCTCTACAGGACCGTCTGTTACGGGCCCCACCGGCCCAACCGGCGCGACTGGCGCTCAGGGCAATCTTTACGCCACGACTAGCACGACCAGCCTTACGATTGCTGCCGGCACTCAGTCTCTGACAGTTGGAACTGGTCTCGCTTATACCGTTGGCCAGCAAATCATCATTGCATATGATGGCACGCATTTAATGACGGGCACTGTCACGTCGTATAATTCTGCCACTGGCGCAATGGTTGCCAATATCACTTCAATTACTGGAACTGGCACGTTTGCGTCTTGGGCGGTGAACCTTAACGCTGCTCCCGGCCCCGCTGGGCCTACCGGAGCTACCGGCGCGACTGGCCCAAACACAATTAATGTCGGCACGACAACAGTTACAGGCGGAACTTCTGGTCGTGTCATTTATGACAATGCTGGCGTTGTTGGTGAATATCCAACAAGTGCGACGACTGTTGCAAGCAGCGTTGTATTAAGAGACGCTAATGTTAACATAACATCAAATGCTTTTTTTGCAGGAACAACAAGCACAGCGGCTGCTGGTGGAACAACAACATTAACCGCAGCTTCTACACCAGTTAATGTCGTTACGGGGTCTGGTGGTCAAACATTCACGCTTCCCGACGCAACTACATTGCCATTAGGCGCAATATTTTCATTCAATAATAATCAGTCTAGTGGAACTATCGTTGTAAAGAATACTGGCGCAACAACAATTTCGACGTTCCAAGCAGGGTCTTACGGAACAATTGTATTAATTGCTAACGGGACATCTTCGGGAACGTGGGACCCTCATTTCCAAGCGCCAAATAATGTAAGCTGGTCAACAAATACATTAGATTATCCGGGCTCAATTACCTCTGCGACGTGGAACGGTGTTGCGGTTGCTGTAAATCGTGGCGGGACAGGTCTATCCAGCGGAACATCTGGAGGCGTCCCATATTTTAGCTCAACAAGCACGATGGCTTCATCTGCCGCTCTTGCTCAATATTCGGTAATTGTAGGTGGGGGCGCAGGTGCGGCTCCAGCTACAATTGTAACAGGGTCGGCTAATCAGCTTTTATCAAGCGGGGGCTCTGGCGCAAACCCATCTTGGACAACTGCGACATATCCTGCTACGACAACGATTAATCAATTGCTTTATTCAAGTTCTGCGAACACGATTGCAGGGCTTGCAACAACAAATGGCGGCATCCTTAACGCCAATAGCAGCGGCGTTCCTTCATTAACTGTAACGCCTGTTCTCGGTGTTGCTGGCACGTCTGCCGGGACGCTTGGTTTTTCGGGATTAACGAGCGGCGTTGTTACGATACAAACTGCTGCTACTGCCGGGACGTGGTCGCTCACGCTTCCTACAAGTGGTGGCACGAGCGGTTATGTTTTAACGACGAATGGCTCTGGTGTTACAACTTGGACGGCGGCGTCTGCTCTCTCTGGAGCATTGACGGTTGGAACTACCGCTATTTCCGGCGGAACAACAACTCGTATTCTTTATGATAACGCAGGCATACTTGGCGAATATAGCGTAATCCCCGTATCCTTGGGTGGCACAAACGCTACATCAGCAAGCATTACTGCCTTTAACAATATTACGGGCTATACGGCTTCTGGCGCGACGGGCACAACAAGCGCAAATCTTGTTTTTTCAACGTCTCCGACAATTACGACGCCGACAATCAGCGGCAACGAGACTTACACCGGCACCGCTGGACGTATATTAGCAGACTTTGATAATGCGACAGTCAATAGCCGCCGAGCCTTTCAAACTAGCACAACAAATGCTTCTACTGGTATTTATGCTCTACCTAACGGCACATCGACGGCTGCAAGCTGGCAGGCTGCGAATAACGCTGATCCGACGAATGCTAGTAAAATACTTATTGCCACAAACGCCTCGACAGATGTCCAGCTTGTTTCCGGCATAAACGGCACTGGCACATATTTACCTTTATCCATTTACACAAACGGCGGTCAGTCGGCTCAGTTCAGCACAACAAAGGGCACGTTTACGCTTGGTGTTCAGAGCACAACTGCTGGCGCTCTTGTTCTTGCCAATACTAATGTCAGCGCCTACGCGACGACATTGCAGTCTTCAAGCAGCGCGACTGCGGCTTGGACGCTAACGCTTCCGACAAGTGCGGGCACTAACGGCTATGTCCTGACGACAAATGGATCTGGCGTAACGTCTTGGGCGTCTGCCGCAAGCGCAATTAGCATCACAAACGATACGACGACCGCGACCGCTGAGTATCCACTATTTGCGGCGGCAACTTCTGGCACCGTATCGACGGTCTATACATCGAATGCGAATTATACCTACACGCCTTCAACAGGAACGCTTTCTTCACTCGTTGTAAACGCATCAAATGGATTATTTACAAATCCGAACACGGTCGCGGCTAATTATACAGTTCCATCAAACTATAATGCTATGTCAGCGGGACCAATTACGATTGGATCAAGCGTAACAATCACGGTAAGTGACACGGCGGTATGGACCGTAATATGAGCTATTATACTTACATACACGCTTCTCCTGACGGTGAAGTATTTTATGTAGGAAAAGGCACTGGACGCCGCGTATACAGTATGCGCGATAGATCTTGGATTTGGCGGGAACGATTTAATCAGTTTGATGGCATAACAATGAAAATTGTCTCGCGTTTTGAAACTGAGGACGCAGCGTTTCAGCATGAACAAGAACTTGTCAGGTATTATAAAGACAAGGGTTGCGATCTGGTAAATCTGACTGAAGGTGGCGCGGGTCCAAATGGGTATTATCAAAGCCCGGAAACCAGAGCAAAAAAATCCGCTTTATTGCGGGGGTATAAACATCAACAGGTAACGTGCCCCCATTGCAATGAGATAGGTGGCGGCACATCAATGTATCGCTGGCATTTCAATAATTGCACAGGATCAGCCTTTAAATTTAAGGCCAGAGCCACATTGAACGGCGAGCGCGTATATCTTGGTAAATTTGCGACTAAAGAAGAAGTCGACGCTGTAGTTGCAAAATTTTATGAAGAACATCCAAAACCTAAAATTTATCGTAAGATTTCCGAAATTACTCGCAAGAAAATGAGCGACGCTCAAAAAGGGCACCCCGGCAGCGCGTGGACAAAAGAAGCAAAACAGAGAATGGCTGAGATAAGAAAAGGCGATAAAAACCCTTTTTTTGGTCATAAGCATACTCAAAATACTCGTGATATAATTGGCTCAAAAGGCAAAGGCCGACAGGGATATTGGGCGGGTAAATCATTCTCTAGCGAGCATCTTGCCAAGCTAAAAATTGATAGAACTTGCCCGCATTGTGGGGTAAAAGGATCTGGCAGCGCGATGAATAGGTGGCATATGGATAACTGTAAATTTAAGTCAGAGGCCGCATAACATGAGCGCATTACAATTAAACGCAACAACTGGTGGCGGCAACGTCACGATAACAGTTCCTACGTCTGTTACTGGAACAAATACAATTACTGTTCCTGCTTCAACTGGAACAGTTGCACTTACAGCAAGCCCAACATTTACGGGAACAACAACTACTGGCGCTCAAAGCGTTGGCGGTAATATTACGTTTAGCTCGGCTAATGCTGGAGTTGTTTTTAATAAAACAGGCGCTCTAACAAACTCTACACTGAATGATTATGAAGAAGGAACGTGGACGCCAACAATTACACCCGGCACTGGTTCTATTACAACATATTCGGCATCTGGAACATATACAAAAGTTGGTAGAATAGTTACTCTTCAAGCCATTTACACAATAACAACCAATGGGACTGGTGCCAGTTATATTCTTATTGGCAATATTCCTTTTGCTGGTTCTGTAAATACTGGCGCAGGGATTATGAAAGAAATTGCGGTAACTGGGATAACTGCGGCATGTTATTTAACAAACTCAACAACATTATTAAGCGTAACGTATAACAATGGTTATCCCGGCGGAACAGGCCAAAGTTGGGTAATCACGGTAGTTTATTATGCTTAACGAGGCCAAAATGTCACTTACAGAAACTAAAATCATAGATCAGATTACCGTTACAGAAAACGGTATCGTTCTTGTTCGTGAAGCAACGCGGATTTTGCGTGATGGCGTTCCATTCACTGAGACATATCATCGTTGGAGCTATACGCCGGGACAAGATTTAACTGACGTTCCAGCAAATGTAGTTGCAATTTGTAACGCTGCATGGACGCCAGAGGTTATTGCTGCGTATCAAACGCAACTCGCGGGGATTGAATAATGGCGCTGACGCTCAACGGCACGACAGGCGAAGTCTTCCCTAGCTGGACAACAGCCACACGCCCATCGTCACCTGTAGCCGGACAGACAGGTTACAATACGACGCTTGGCGCATTGGAGAGCTACAACACAACGACGACGACTTGGGTTGTGTCTGGTTCTAATCCAAAGATTACTCAGACGATCTACACATCTGGCTCCGGCACATACACAACACCAACTGGCGTAACGTGGCTTCGCGTTCGTATGGTTGGTGGTGGTGGGGGCGGAGCGGGTAGCGGAACTGCATCGTGGGGCGCTGGCGGAAATGGAGGAAATACAACTTTTGGTTCGTCATTTTTGACAGCAAACGGAGGAACAGGAGGCTACACAGCTTTAGGTTCACCCGGAGCCCCCGGCGGGTCAGCTTCTATCGGGGCAGGCGCTACCGGCATAGCGTTAAGTGGTGGTGCAGGCGCATCTACGGGACAAAATTCGACCTCACTCTACATGCCCACCACTGGCGGCGGCGGCAACTCAGCTTTTGGTGGGGGTGGGCAGGGCGCTACTAATGCTAATGCTGTGGCCGCAGCGGCAAACACGGGCGGCGGCGGAGCGAGTGGTGGCACTATAAACGGATATGCAGGCAATGTTGGGTCTGCGGGTGGTGCTGGTGGCTTTATAGATGCAATCATCTCATCACCAAGTGCAACTTATTCTTACGCAGTAGGCGCAGGTGGAACCGCAGGAACCGCAGGAACAAATGGCTACGCAGGCGGCGCAGGTGCGGCGGGCATCATCATCATTGAAGAACATTACAACTGGTAAGGCTTGAATAAATGGCAGCTACATTACAAACATCAGTAATACAAGCCTCCGGCTCAACAACGCCTAACCTAACGCTAGACACGGCTGGCAACGCTACTGTTGGCAATACGCTCGTTATGGGCAGCAGCTTCAAGCGCAATCGTATTATCAATGGCAATATGGCCGTGGATCAAAGAAACGCGGGGGCTAGTGTTACAGCTAATAATGCAATATTTCCTGTTGACAGATTTGCTTTTGCTTGCTCTCAAACTGGCAAAGGAACAGGCCAACAAAATGCCGGTTCCGTTACGCCACCAACTGGCTTTTCTAATTATCTTGGTTTTACATCATCATCAGCATATTCAGTATTGACTGGCGATTATTTTATTATTCAACAATCTATAGAAGGATTTAATTTTTCGGATTTAGGATTTGGGTCTAGCAGCGCAAAATCTGTAACCTTGTCGTTTTATGTGTATTCTTCCATAACAGGAACACATAGCGGCGCAATGAAAAATTATGCGTCTTCTAGATCTTATCCATTTACATTTACTGTTTCTGCGGCCAATACTTGGACATATGTAACCATAACTATTCCCGGTGATACTGGCGGAACATGGGTTGGGGCTAGTAACGCGGGGGCAGCACTTATTTGTTTTAATTTTGGCACTGGTTCAACATATAGCGGCACAGCCGGAGCTTGGGCTTCGGCAAACTATGTTGCAGCCACAGGCGCAGTTTCAATAGTCGGCACCAACGGCGCAACCTTCTACATTACCGGCGTCCAACTAGAGCAAGGCTCAGTCGCCACTCCGTATGAGCGGCAGATTTACTCCGATCAGTTGGCGCAATGTCAGAGGTATTTACCGTTTATAACGACTGTAGCCTCTACAACATCAGATGTAGGCTTGGGCAGCATAAATGCGTCAAATGGTGGGGTAGCATCATATTATTTCAAAGTTACTCCAAGAGTTCCACCAACAGGAATAACAGTTACTAATGTTGGCTCGTTTTCTTATACATCACCAACAGTAAATGCTACTGTTTCTGCGCTATCCTTTAGTAATGGTGGATTAGATTGTGCAAGAATGAATGTAACTGGTTCTACTTCATCATACACTGTAGCAAACTCAGCGATATTATATGCAAATGGCAGCGCAACAGTTGGAACCATAGCTTTTACAGGATGTGAACTATGAGTGATCCAGTTTGGCAATATGCTAATGCTGATAATTCTATCGTTTGGCGTGAATGGCCTGATGGACGTCAAGAAAGCTGCCTTGTAGAGGCAATTCAATCTTGGCTTGCTGAAGGCAACACGCCTAACCCATACGTTCCACCACCAGAACCAGCGCCACTAACGCCACAAGAGAAACTCGCGGCGGCGGGGTTGAGCGTGGATGATTTGAAGGCTTTGCTAGGAATTAAATAAACCACCGGCATTCTCAGAAGGGGGAGAAAATGCCATACAGCTCGGAGAGCGGAAAAGCTTACATCCGCTAACAGAATAGAAAATTTGCGCGAAGCAACAAATTCTCAAAATGGTAAAAATTTACCCATTAAGTCAAATAACAATTCTGGCTGTCCCGGAGTTTGTTTTGATAAAACAAATAAAAAATGGAGAGCCACGATTAAAGTAGATCATAAGCAAATAAGTTTGGGAAGATTTGAGGATTTTGAAAAAGCAGTAAGTGCAAGGAAAAATGCAGAAATTAAATATTATGGGGAATGGAGACATTACAAATGAAAATAGCAATAGCTTCAATAAGTAAAAACGAAGAGCAATTTGTTAAAAGATTTTGCGACAGTGCAAGAGATGCCGATGCCATATACATTGCAGATACTGGAAGCACCGACAACACCGTAGAAGTTGCCAAGGAATGTGGCGCAATAGTAAATGAAATATGCATCAGCCCTTGGCGATTTGATCACGCCAGAAACGCTAGTTTAGCTCTTGTCCCAAAGGATATAGATATTGTCATATCCCTTGATCTTGACGAGGTAATGGAACCGGGGTGGCGCGAAGAAATAGAGCGTGTATGGATACCCGGAGAAACCACTCGACTAAGATATATGTTTGATTGGGGTTGCGGCGTTAAATTTCAGTATGAAAAAATATTTGCAAAACACGGTTATTATTTTTGGCATCCTTGTCATGAGTATCCTCGTCCAGACGCCCGTATCAACGAGATCTACGCCTACACTGACAAGCTGCTTGTCAGCCATCACCCAGACCCAACAAAGAGCCGCGGGCAGTATCTGGACCTGTTGGCGCTGTCGGTCAAAGAAGATCCTGTGTGCCCGCGCAACGCCTTCTACTATGCCCGCGAGTTATCATTTTATTCACGCTGGGATGAATCAATTGTAGAGCTTCAAAGATATCTGGCACTCCCCGGCGCGACGTGGATCAATGAGCGGTCATATGCAATGCGCACACTGGCAAAATGCTATGAAGGGAAAGGCGATCCAGCTGAGGCTGAGGCTTGGTGGCTGCGGTCGGCGGCTGAAAGCCCTAATACCCGCGAACCTTGGTGTGGGCTGTCAAATCTCTACTATATGCAGGCAAGATGGCAGGAATGTTATGGTGCTGCAATGCGTGCGCTATCTATAAAAGATAGAGAATTTGTTTACACCGTTGATCCTGCTGTTTGGGGTGCCCATCCCCACGACCTTGCCGCTATTGCGGCGTGGAACTTGGGTATGAAGGAAATTGCAGCAGAACAAGGGCGCTTGGCGTTGGAATTAAGCCCAGAAGATGGTAGACTAAAAGAGAACCTGTCTTGGTATTTAGGCGAAAAAGGCTAATCAAATGGAACCCCAAACGATCATTAATCTTGTCGCGGGCTCAGTATTGATGGTTGTTGGCTGGTTGGCCAGAGAATTATGGGTGGCAGTTAAAGAATTAAGGGCCGACCTTCACCGCATAGAGATAGAAATGCCGACAAATTACATTAGGCGGGACGAGTTTTCTGAAGGCATGAAAGAGATAAAAGAGATGCTGCGGCAGATCTTTGATAAAATGGACGGAAAAGCAGACAAACCTTGGGGGGGCAAATGACTTGGCCATTACAATCACAGTGCGATAGCTACTACGGCAACCCTCGCGGTCGCAACGGCAATGCCTCGGCGCAATGGGAAAAGGCGAACCTAACGCGCATATCACCTCCTTTCAAAATGTATTTTGCCGGCAAGCCCGTCACGTCAATTTCTATCAATAAGAAGTGCGCCGACAGCCTGTCTCGCGTCTTTGACGCCATTTGGGCGGCAGCAGGAAAAGACCAAAAGACAATCGACAACTGGGGCGTTTCTGTCTTTTCTGGGTCATACAACTATCGTGTTATGCGTGGGGGCGCTGTGTTGAGTATGCACGCCTATGGCTGTGCAATTGATCTAGATGCTCCCAGAAACTTCTTTCACGACCAAGACCCCCACTTTGCCCACGTCCCACAAGTCGTAAAAGCCTTCAAGGATGAGGGCTGGGTATGGGGCGGAGATTGGTCGGGGCGAAGTAAGGACGGGATGCATTTCAAGCAGCCCGTGTAGGTTAGTCCTACAGCTACACGGGCCAAAGGTAGGAAAATCAATACCAACGGGCAGTAAGCCCGTTGCGTATCCTTAAAACTCTTGTGATGCTTACGTTGTATTTTTCTGCAACTTGTTTCAGTGATCCTTCTTCTTTTTTTATAGAATTAAATTCTTTCTCAGATATTTTTCTTCCGACCCTTGAGTGTTTATTTTTTCCTAATTCTCTTGAATTGTGAATTTGATTTGTTCTTCTATCGCACCATTCTAGATTATCGACATTATTATTATGCTTATTCCCATCCTTATGATTTACTTCT